TTCAAGTCTACCTAAGACACTTTCTGACGCCTATAAGGACGTTTACCCTCACAACAGATCAACATATGAAAATTTACATGTTCAGAGTGGTGTTGCAATCTTATCAAAATCTACCGATTTCGTTCCATCGTTTGTCAATTATTTTTCTTTTAGGGATATTTATTCTTATTTTGGTTTGACATTTATGTCTTTTTTTGCTTTGCACTATACAGTTTTTATGCTTGTCTCTACCTTTTGTTTATATAAAATTTCCACTATTTATTACGTAAGATATCGTAGGTATAGACAGTATATAAACACCGCTGTTTCTAATCCAATAACCAGCGTTATTGCTATATCCACTTTTTCGGTGGGTATTTCTTGTTTTATTGTCCAAATAATACGGTTGTTGGCTCGCACAGGTTCATCCTTTTTACGTAAGAAAATGGATAATCAAGGTAATTTAGTGCCTTTATCTGTTGAAGAACTTAATACTAATTCTAAGCAGACAAACGTTTGGGTCAATAAAAGCATAATTCCATTGGCTACAGAGAGTTGTAAGACTATGGTCGATTATCAACTTGTGAACAAGGTAGAAAAGAATTTGTGTATTGCTACTATAATGGTAGACGATATTAATCAAAAGTTTAATTTTGTCAACGTTTTCTTTTTAAAGACAAATTTCATGGTTGTTCCTAACCATTTTTTTGAAATAATGCTCAAAAAGAATGTATCACATATTATTTTGAGATCTTCACGAACTGAGGAAATGCAAGATAGATTGACTAAAGTTAGATTTAATAAACACCATTATTCACACATTTCTGGTACAGATCTGGGTGTATTATATGTTACCTATGGCGTTCCAATGTCTAACTTGTTAAAGTTTTTTACTACTATTTCTTCTAATAGATCTTTGCCTGCTGAAATGGCTTATTTAACACACGAGGGGTATAGAAATAGAACTAGTGCAAGACTTGATCCGGGTATTCAAACTACGCAAGGAAATGGTGTTATTAATGGTTCTTCTTATACTGGTTTTAGATATTCTTTATTAGATGGAACCAAAACTTTTTCTGGTATGTGTATGGGAACTTGGGTTTCCAATACTAAACCCACAGCCATCTTAGGTTTTCATCTAGGTGGTGCCACAGGTACACCTCATGGGTGTGCTGGTTTTGTTACACGTCAGCAATTGGAATCTTCTATTAAATTTTTAACTTTAGATAATGTAGACGTGGTCAATGTTGCGTCTGAGGGTTTATTTGATCCTCATTTTGGTTTAACGCACCCTCGCAATCGCTCTAAGGATCCTGAGATTAATACTAGACCTGATCATCCCTTAAATTTCATTGATGATCCTAGTTATATTATTAATCATGGCATCATAGGTGATACTCATAAGTATCGCACAAAAGTTGTTAAGCGGAAATATGCTGATGATTTATTTAAATGCTTAGATAAGCAAATAATACATGGACCTCCTAATATGAACAACCCTCCGAAATGGTATCATTTTTCTAAGAATTTAGCCAAATTTGCTGAACCTGGAATTGGCCCATCTTCTGAAGTTTTGCAGAAAGCCGTTAATGATTATTATTTGCCTATTTCTAAAGAATTAAAAATTTTCTATAAAACTGGTAAATTATTTTGTAGACCATTAGATAAGATGGAAACAATTAATGGAATTAATGGCTTGCGATACATTGATGGTCTAAAAATGACTTCTTCAATTGGCTTTCCATTATCAGGTAAGATGTCTGATTTTGTTCAAGGTCCTGATAATCAAAAAGAATTTGAT